ATACAGGATCTTTCAGTTTCTTATCAAACTTCTTTCTGAATGAGAATATTCTATCATAGATTACGAAAGTTTCAAGACTTATGTCTCCACCAAGAAATCTTTTTAAGATTGTTGGATGACCTTTCGAGCAACTGAATAGATTCTCTAATTCGTTGTTCGAGAGTAATTCGTTGCTTTGTTCTTTGAACAAGTAAGTCAAACTCTGTTGCCTCTTTGTCCAGTCTGCGTAAGTCCTTTCTCCAGAACTTATAATTTCTCCAATCCATAAGTTTTGTGGGTTGTTGGCGTATGCGAAATTAGATACAAGAAATTTTACAACTTCTTCATCATTATATTTACGACTAGTTTTCTCGAACCAATACTTGTCTCTTCTTTTATTGAATGAAGAGACACTTGCACGGGTCTTCGCACCATATCGGAAGAAGTCGTATTTTGGGTTTGTAAAATGATTTTTGAGTGACAAATAATGTTGGTAGGTATCAAATGGGGTCACTTTCATAAAGGCAGTTTTGCTTTCGAAGTTGCTTTCATAAAATTAAGTCTCGTGGCATCCCACTTCAGTTTTTCCTTCAGTGGTTTTGATACAAGTTTTGTGACTGATTCTACATCAAGTTCATTTAATTCACAATAGTGAACAATCGCATCGATGTAGTTGATTTTTTCTTCGGCAACAATCTTTTCGATTTCTAACGCAAACTTGGAAGGTGTTAAAAATTTACTTGCTAATACCTTTTCTAGTTCCTTATTCGGTTCCATAGAGTTCCAATTTATCTGTAACAAACTTTCTAATATATTCGGTAAGAAGTTTGATGTACTTTGATTTGTCTCTTTCTTCGTAGACGACGCATTCTCCATTTTCACAAGCCATGATGATTACAAATTTTTTGACCGGAATACCAGTCATTTCATACAACATACATCCATATGCAGCACATTGTACAAAATAGTTTTCGATCCAATTTCTTGGTTTCGGTTTTTTAGAAGTCTTGAAGTCAATTATTGCTAATTCACCCTCGTATTCTGCAATACAATCGACGGTTCCAGCAATACCCAACTGCTTACTATATAGGGAAGTTTCCAGAGCATGAATATTATCAATATTCTTTAAAGTTCCCTTAGAAATCTTAAATAGAAAATCAGAAATAGGAGGAACTTTTAGTAACTCTATATTCTTTAGGTGACACTCAGTAAGACTATGAAAATCGGTTCCACGACGTGTTGCCGCCTTTGTGACTCGATTTGCTTCTTCATCACCAACTCTTTTTCTCCATTTTACAAAAGTCTCCTTATTATAATGACTAGTCACCGAAGTGATGGAGACTAGTTTTAAGAGTTCTTCTTCATGAGGGACAGAATAATATCTGACTCCATCAATAGTCTCCCTCTCAAGTTGAGGAAGATTCAAATCAACATGATTAAACATTAAAAACCTGCTTCTGTTTTTGCTACGATATACTCTTTGACTAGACCAGATCGAACAATATCGTCAGTTCCAAACTCAATTATATCAAAAGAAGGCATTTTACGCAAGATGTTCATAAAGTCAACAATACCATTCCTTTCATTTGCCTTATTCAAATCTGACTGTCGAGAATCACCACAGAAACAAATTCTGGTATTTTCACCAACTCTCGTAATGATACTATCGAGTTCATGAAAATTCAAGTTCTGAAATTCATCAACAATCACAATCGCATTATCAAGTGTCGTTCCACGAAGGAATGATGTGCTCCAGAATTTAATTGATTCCTGTGATTTAAGATTACCATACAACATCTCAAAATCAGCATCACTTGGCATCTGGAACATATACTTTACCATATTCTTATATGGTATTTGATAGATGTCTGCCTTGTCTTCATGGGATCCAGGAAGAAACCCAATCTCTCTAGTTGCTACAAGAGACCTCACAAGGTAGATTCTCTCATAAGGTGTATTTTCATCTAATACATCTTTAAGTGCGTTAAAGAGGGTTATAAAGGTCTTTCCTGTGCCTGCACAACCATATGCGACTAAATGCTTTCCTTCCTTATAAGAATCAAAGAGTCTTTTTTGATTATCATTAAGTGGGTCTATATCCACTAAGTATCCAGAACTTAATGGTTTCTTTCTTTTCATCTGCTTTGTTGTAAGACCAACTCCAATGGGTTGATCATTCGCAGATGCTCTTTTTCTTCTTGCCATTAGATTTTAGTTACTCTCGAACCTGGTGCTTTTGATGCCTTGTTTAAAACTTCATTCCATCCAGGATTTCTTGCTACAAGTTTATCTCTCCATTCACCAACTTCTGCTGGTCTAGGACAGGTAGATGGATCAGACCAATCACGAATCCAATCACTATTATCTTCGCACCATTTTGGCCACTCATGAATACTCAGAACTACTTCCTTTTGTTCACCAGTTTCTTTATTAATAATCGGATATGTTGCCATTTTATCAATTCAGTATAAAAATATTTATTAGTGATAGTTAAAAGATATGTTAAATCTTCCTAGAGCATTTGAAGTCGTTGTAGAATTATGATATTTTGATCCGTCAAAAAATACTATCCTATTTTCAATACTATCTACAATATCATTATTTCCTATTTTTGTATATCCATCACATGTGTTCAATGAAAAAATTGCAGCAGTATGTGAAAAATCATAATCAATATGTGATTTATGTTCTACAACTTTATTAGTATGAGGATAAAAATTAATTTTAATTCTCAATATTGATCTCATATTATCAAAATTTGGAAAGAAAATACTTCCAATTTCATTATAAAAATTCTCTAAAGGAGAAACTGGTAACCCTCCATCATAAATGACATGAGTAGCAAACCAATCATACTTGCCCTTTGAATCATTGGGTTGTGTGATTCCATCATGTAGAAAAAAAGGAAAATTTGTATTGAATACAATACTAGATTTTAAATTTAAGAATTCTTCTTTTGATAGAAAATTATCATAAATTTTCAGTTCCATTCTAATGCTTCTGCTACTGTTGGAAATTGCTCTACAAAAACATTCTTACATGCTTCTGCAATGTCCATGTGCTCTTTTTGAGTTCCGTGAGCAGAACGCAAATCGATATAATGAATCCATGAGCGACATGAACCACTCATATAAATTCTAGTTGGTACTGCCAAAGGAAGCACAAATCTCGAACATTCTTTTGCAATTCCAGCAGCAAGCATTTCTTGATACAATTGCATAGCATCATCAAAGTGCCTTTGAATCTTAATTTCAAAATTTTGACGAGTATGAGGATCAATATCATCAATAGAATTTTGACGATTCTTTGTATCTTGTCGTCTCAAATCAAACAAAGGAATAGTATCAGCAAGCATCGATGAATCTGCATACCTCTGAGAAAACTCCTGGAATGTAAAACTCCGATGACGCAAGATTTGAGCTGCGAGTCCTCTTGTGGTCTCTATCTCAAGAGTCATGAATGATTGCTCAAAGACACTCCAATGTTGATGTTTTACGCAATACTTAAGAAGACCTGCAACCTTTGGATTCTCCTGATTAGAAGGATTTGACACTCGTGCCACATATCCCATCATTTTTTCAGCATCAGGAGTGACACTAATCAGTTTTACATTCATTTACCAAATCCTTTATAATTCTTTTGTTCCATTTCTGTGATTTGCTCCTTTATCGCAGAAAGAGCTTCTTTCATCTCTACAATACGTTCTTCACTGTAAAGATGATCTTGTGCTATTAATCTTTCAAATAGTTTTGCAAGATCTTTAACCTTTTTGATTTTAGTGCGATTATCCATCATCATCCTCAAAAACTTCATCGTAGTCTAAAATATAATCCGAAGATGGATCATCAAAATTTTCTTGCTTTGTGGTATACACATCAACATCAGAATAAACTTCTGCCTTTAGAGAATCAACAAGCAATTCAAGATTTCGGACAATAAGTTTTAGCCTTTCTTTCTCCATAATACTCTACTATTTCATCTTATTATAGCATAAAAAAAGAGGGTCTTGCAACCCTCAGGAAAGTTAAGTGCGTTAATTATCAACTTTTAGATGCAAACTTGCGTTCGATTTTGATACCACGATACATGAGATTGTGGTTACGAGTTGCGGTTTGCTCTTCCAACACAGCAGCTTTGTATGCTTCTGGATTGTACTTAACACCACGATAAGTGATAGTAGACATGATTTTACTCCTAAAGTAGTTGGATTTTTAAGTCCGTTCCTTTAGTCGTTTGCGTCCCATACACACTCAGGGACAGATTCCTTTACGGTCTCTACCAACTCAAGTTTGAAAGCATTAGAGATATTCTCGTTTACTCTCATCTTCAGCATAATAGCATCAGCTTGAGCACATGTGAGTGATGAATAGAATAATAGTTCTAGCATGGAATCAACGGAACCGTTGCGCGACTTACTTGCGTCAGAGTTTCCTCTGATGAACGATAGGTCAATTATAGACCCTATACCCTATTTAGTCAAGAGGTTTCTGAAAATCCCTACAGACCAAAAAATTGCCGGGATTTTTTTTCGACTATTTTTTGAATTATTTCCGTTTTTTGGTTGGGGGTGGTGGTTCCAGTCCCCATAGTTTTGGATTAGTTCTTCCCATACCAAAACCAATACCCTTTAAATTTTCACGAAACTTATCCCAGTACATGTTAAAGATACGAACTTCTTTCTGACTACGGGTCAAATCATATCTCGTTTCTCCATCAACCATATAGGTGATTATCATGGCATCATTAGGACAATCTTTAGTAGATACTTGTTCCCAAGTTCCATTCTCTATCAAAATTTCACATCCATATACGGATTTAGAATTTTCTTTTTCTGATGGTGTCCATGAAGTCATAGACTGTTCCTCTTCTGTTTTAATAGGAGCATCTCCCAATTGATTTGCCATAATTATGAACGATTACCCCAAGTAATATCTGGATATGCTTCACCTACAATTTCTTTTGTGATCTTATATCTATCTGAAAGATTCTTATCCTTACATAAACAAACAATTTCTGCCTCTAATGGATGAAGTCCCTCAAGAATATTAATGAACATCGTTTCACGACGAACACCACTCATACTATCATTACCACCCTTAATAAAGTGATAGAAATTCTTAAACTCTCTACGAATTGTAGTGTGTCCGTTTTTATCACTCGAACCCATAGAAAATGAATCCATTTCATGCATTCTACGAACTTCTTCTGAGATTTTAGTGGTCAGAGTTCCATTTGATGATGCCTGATCCTCAAATCCAGAATAAGGAACCTCACCTTCAGGAAGCATAGAAATTATACTTTCATCAAAGTTCCAAATTAATGTTGCCTTCAAAGAAACGTGCTCATACTTCTTCAGAACTTCAATCTTCTTTGCCTTGCTTCTCTGTTTGGAAACAAGATCCAAAACCTCAAAAACAAATGGATTTTTTGGAAGTTCCAGTGATACTGCCTTAGTCGTTGTCGTTTTCTTCTTCGTTACTGTCGTCATAGTTTTCAAAATTAAATGCGATTACTTCATCTGGAATAAGATTTCCTTGCTCATCAAACATTTCGGGATGATATCTTGGTGCCTCCCGATAGTTCATCATGTATTCTCTAGCAGTCCAACCAATCATCAGTCCCACCATAAGAAATAAAACAATTAGAAATGAACCAAATACTAAACTAGTTGCTAACATTTTTCTTACTCCGGGAGATTACTTCTCTTTTTCTTGTTCTGATAGAAAATTCGAAATAGATAGTTACTTCCCGTCTCAGAAAGCAGACCATCTTTTCAAAGATGATATGAAATGGTTGTGTCTGCTTTCTTTTCCCTCCATTAAGTAAAAATTCAATACCACGATTTTTGTGGTCTTCATTTTTATTTATGTTAAGACTTGATGACTTGGTGTTCTCTGAGGAATTTGATTGTGTCAACACAGCCTCCTAATGTTTTATCATCACATACTACCTGTGGAAAAGTAGAACCTTCACCAAATTTAGCATAGAATTCTTCTCTTGTAAAGTCCTCTTCAAGTTTATAAGATACAAAATTTGTACCAGTTAATTCTAATACTTGCTTAACCTTATAACAGTAAGGACAATTTTCTTTTGAGTAAATGATAAAATTCATGATATTTTTTTCATTTTAAATATTATACCACAAAAAGGGAAATAAATAATAGTAAGAACAGATTTTGTGATGAGCAGTTTTTCCGATAAAGGTTGGCATTACCTTCCTGAAATTATTACTAAAGAAGAAGCAATAAAAATTAAGTATCAAAATATTTGTGGTGCTATAAGTGATTTAGGATCTCTTGAGGGGCACTGGGATAAAGAAAGAGGAAGAGTATTAACTTGTTATGCTCCATCATCATCAACATTTGTAGTTCATAGAGTGAAACCAATTCTTGAAGAAGTATTAGGAGAAGAACTCATTCCTTCTTATTGGTTCACGACAACTTATCATAATAAAGGATGGATGAATTGTCATACTGATAGACCTTCTTGTGAGGTATCAGTTACTATGAATATTTCTGGTGATGCGAAATGGCCTATCAAACTTAAAGATCTTACGGGAAAACGCAGAGAAGTCGTGACTCCTATGGGTGATGGTCTTGCATACTTAGGAACAATTGTGCCTCATTGGAGAAGTCCACTAAGAACTCATAAGAATGATAGTTTTATGCAACTATTCCTACATTATGTAAGAAAAAATGGTCCTTATGCAGAATATGCTTATGATAAGGACCAAAAGTGTTATGACTTACTCACCACCTAAATCCTCTTCTGGTAATGCAGGAAGAGTATCATTAATCAATACAATAGATCTTAATTTTTGAGAATAGTCTTTAGTTATATTTGCATCAACTTCAACTGAAGACGGAGAAGCAGGAAAAACATCTGTTGTAATTCCCACAGATGGTAAATCTCTTAGAGTGGTTCTCCAATTCTTAAATTCATCTGATAAATTACTTCCACTCTCTGTTGTTTTTGTAACAATCCAATCAGTCTCTTTCAAAACTTCATCCCTAATTATTCTTATTTCACCGTATCTTTTTTCAGTTTGTCTTGTATCATAATTAGAAATCTCAGTGTCCCATTGTTCTTGAGTTAATATTTTAAGACCATCATTTTCTACGATAGTATTTGTTTCTCTGTAAGTTACGTCATGTACAGTTACTGTGGTTGTTTCACCTGTTGGTTCTCCAGTTTCTTCGTTTATAACAGATTCTTCAACCTGCTTTTCAGTAGAACTTACTACTGTAATATTTGAATCATTTTGATATTCAGTTAAGACACTTGGAGTTACAGTTTTCGAATACTCAAAATACTCTGGAACTTTTGATAAACAAATATGATCTCCATTCACATCAGTTAAACGATAAACAACTTCCAAATTTTTTAATTTTGGAAACACATATCCCCTAATTTTACCTTTTATCCATTCTCCAGTATCTCTATCCACTAAAAAGTGTTTAATTAATTGAGACATTTTTTATCAGTACACATTTATATTATATTTATCTTCTATCTCTTTATCAATCTCTGCTTTCGTAGGCATACCTTGAACAGTCATCCAATTTACCATTGCATAACGAGTTCCTGAAATTACTGGTTCTACTTTATGGAGATAAAACTGTGAAGATGGAAAGGCAACTAATAAACCTGGTTCTGGTTTGATACGAACTCTGAGATCTGGGAATACAAATTCTCCACCTTCAAAATCATCATTTAGAAAAAGAATTGTTGATAAATCTCTATCCACAGACTTTTTCCAGATGATAGAACCATCAGGGTTCTTCCACCTTGATACTGCATCATAATGTCCTTTATAGTGTCCTCCTGGTTCATATATAAGCAACTGAGGAGACTCACTATCTCTTATCTTAAACTCATAAAATGGATTGATTACGTGATGAACAATATTATTATAAAGTTCTATAATCTCTTCTATAATTTTTGAGGTATCAGAGCAATCTACATTTCTTACATTCAAATCAATCTTTGATGGATGATCTTCTTTATTTTGATTTGCTTTCTCTCCATCAAATACACCCATTTTATCTTTGGGTGCATTTTTTGCATGATTAACTAAAAAGTCAATTCCTTCTTTCGATACAACTTTTGGTTGTATCAATACATTTCTAAGTATATCATTCATATCATAATAATATAAGTATTTCTATTTAGTTTTAGTTTGAGACTGTTGCTAAAGTTCGTCTTGCTTGAGGTAAAGTAGCAGTTACTGGTGATGTAGTCTCATTTGAGAAGTCAATACGGTCTACTGTGTCAGATATATTTCCTGCTATATCATAACCACCAGCAAAGTAACCATAAGAACTACTTGAGACTGCTGCTAAATTATTTCTTGCTTGAGTTAAATTATTACCTGGTGCTGATGTAGTCTCATTAGAGAAATCAATACGGTCTATTTTGTCAACGAAAGGTGGAGCATTACCACCACCAAAGTAACCATAAGAACTACTTGAGACTGCTGCTAAACAAAATCTTGCTTGAGATAAGGTATCAGTTACTGGTGATGTAGTTTCATTAGAGAAATCAATACGGTCTACTGTGGTAACCTCAGGCCACCCACCACCACCAAAGTAACCATAAGAACTACTTGATACTGCTGCTAAACTATATCTTGCTTGAGTTAAATTATTACCTGGTGCTGATGTAGTCTCATTAGAGAAATCAATACGGTCTATTTTATCAACCTGAGGTGGAGCAAAACCACCACCAAAGTAACCATAAGAACTACTTGAGAGTGCTGCTAAACCATATCTTGCTTGAGGTAAAGTAGCAGTTACTGGTGATGTAGTTTCATTAGAGAAATCAATACGGTCTACTGTGTTAATATATGTCAATCCTGGATTTCTACCACCACCAAAGTAACCATAAGAACTACTTGAGAGTGCTGCTAAAACATATCTTGCTTGAGTTAGATTATTACCCGGTGCTGATGTAGTCTCATTAGAGAAATCAATACGATCTATTGTGTCAACCACATCTGGAGATTGACCACCACCAAAGTAACCATAAGTTCTCGAACCTTTTATTCTTTGTGATGCTCCTCCGGATACTGCTGCTAAACTACTTCTTGCTTGAGATAGATTATTGCCTGGTGCTGATGTAGTCTCATTAGAGAAATCAATACGGTCTATTGTGTTAACATAACCTGTAGGAACATAACCACCACCAAAATAACCATAAGAACTACTTGAGACTGCTGCTAAATAAGCTCTTGCTTGAGATAAGGTATCAGTTACTGGTGATGTAGTTTCATTAGAGAAGTCAATACGGTCTACTGTGGTAACATAAGGTGGAGCAAAACCACCACCAAAGTAACCATAAGAACTACTTGAGACTCCTGCTAAACCATATCTTGCTTGAGTTAAATTATTACCCGGTGCTGATGTAGTCTCATTTGAGAAATCAATACGGTCGATTGTGTTAACAGTAGATGGACTTTCTGGTGGACTTTGACCACCACCAAAGTAACCATAAGAATTACTTGAGACTGCTGCTAAATAAGCTCTTACTTGAGGTAGATTATTGCCTGGTGCTGATGTGGTCTCATTTGAGAAGTCAATACGGTCTACTGTGTTAACATAAGATGGTGATAATCCTAGATCTCTACCACCACCAAAGTAACCATAAGAACTACTTGAGACTGTTGCTAAAGCATATTTAACTAGAGATAGATTATTACCTGGTGTTGATGTGGTCTCATTTGAGAAGTCAATACGGTCTATTGTGTCAACCGAAGGTGGAGCATTACCACCACCAAAATAACCATAAGAACTACTTGAGACTGCTGCTAAACTAGTTCTTTTTTGAGATAAACCATTCCCTGCTCCAAAAGGTCTTGATATTGTTTCATTGGAGAAATCAAGACGGTCTATTGTGCAGACACGACCTGGTGCCGCACTGTCAAAACCACCACCAAAGTAACCATAAGTAGCACTCTCTGGCCAACTCTCAAAGTTGTCATTTGCAATATTCTTTATCTGTTCTGTTCTAACTTCATTGAGAGAAAATATTGCCATTTATAATCCGAAGACAGAATAACTTTGAGTTCTCTGTTTTTTCCAGAACTCCATATGATTATATTTATTCATAATATTCTCCGAAAGATACTTTGTATTATCACGATGTATTTTTTCTACTGTATCTCGGACACTATGCATATTTTCTAACTTATAAACATCATCATTCTCATCTTGTTTAGTAGAAACATTCTTAAAACTATGACAATAAGATGATAACCCTATGAATTCATAGATACGATTGA